GATATATTTAGGTAAGATGCACGCAATGCCGGGGAGTTTACCGGGAGGTAAACAACCCCCGCGGGCAAAAAGTATACTTCCCCATAAGAATGTATGGGAATCTATACAAATACCTGTAATATAACTGTTATATTACAGGTATTTTTGCAAAAATCGGCTGTTTCTTATAGATTGTATACTTTGTGGCCGCGGGCGTTCCTTACCGGGAGGTAAAAATGGATGGATTGGTAGACTTTTCAGTCCAGCAACTCAAATGGGACACCCCAAAACGCGCGCTCCTGTCGGATTCGCTCGGCCTCCCGCATCTTCTCGAACTCGTACTGCTGTGCGATAGCGGCAACAACCCGCCGTGCCTTGTGTAGTGCGTCTGCAAGTGCCATCATATCTGCCGTCGACGAACGACGGGCGGCACGGCGGGTCTTGACACGTGATGCGATTGAATCGTTGATTGCCAACATCTCCTCTGAAAACCGTCGGTAGTAGCGGCAGGGCTTCAAATTTTGGCACCTTGTGGATATCAAGTTGCCAAAAATGGAATACAATATCTATAGGAGCCGCGGGGGAGGTTACAAAAAACTCGCGTTGGCGTGGCCCTAGGCACGGTTGCGGCTGCAGCCAGGGCAGAACTCGTCTGGCCAGTTTGCGACACAATCATTACAGAACATCTCATCACAATCCTCTCCCTCACACATACTAGGAGGGCATCGTATCCTCTCATCAAATAGATGAATCAGCTTCCCGCATTTATAACACGGAATCATAGTACCACTGGGCTCTTTGCAGTTCTTACAGTATACACTAGGCGGCGGTTTAGCGGCCAGTTCAACAATTGGAGCCGGCTGCTCAACAATTGGAGCCGGCTGCTCAACAATTGGAGCCGGCTGCTCAACAATTGGAGCGGGCGGTTCTGGTTTCAGTACCACAAATTGCCGTTCTAAATTTTTGAGCTGATATGTTTTCTCTTCATCGAGATGCAGTGCGTTGGCCTCGGTGATGGTATTATGCAACTCTGGGTGACGGCCGATAATGAGCTCGTACCTATCACGTTCTAGCTGTTTCTCTGCTAGCAATTTATACTCCATCAACGCAAGCTTTGCTTCCAATCGACGTTTATCACTACGCAGATTCGCAATGACGCTGTCTTTCTGGACGTGCTGATTTTTGTACTGCATTGCTAAAGACTCTGCACTCTGAATCTTTCGGATTAAGAAATTATCAGATTCTGATTCAGCGGCCTTAATAGTAACAGTAGCCGCTACTGGCCGCTTACCGATCAGAGCATAGATTGCCTCTATCTGTTTGTCAGCTGGGCACTTCTCGAGATGCTTCTTAGCAGATCCTATCTGCTGATGATACTGTTTGCAACATAGACAGAGATAGAAGCTGTTCCTAGTAAGATATGGAGCCGTAAATTTTGAGGCGGATGCGTAGATCTCGAATGCGTGTTTCACATATTCTAAATGATGCTTAATAAGGTGTGGGCCGACTGTACGTGATTCAAAGTTTTTATTGCAACAAGGACACTTATAAGCTGCGGCTCTCTTCTCATTCTTCTTCACTGAAGCGGAAATGGATGTTGCTTCGGTGCTCATTTGAATTACCGGGAGAGAAGAATATCATCCATTGAGCGATGGATGGTAATTCAAATTTGTCATCCATTGGGACAAGAACATCTTTTGTCATCCATAGGGGGTAAAAACATCATCCCTGTATCCCTATTGGCAAAATCCTAGCCTGGCTACTTGACACTACCCCCATCCTCTCATCGAATCCTTTTTACTACTTTTTTGGATGATAAAAAGTGGTTAATGGATGAATAAAACTAGGTAAGAGATATAGTAGTAAGGGAAAAGGGAGAACCGGGATACAATTTATGTGGGGTTGTTACGACAGCACCCACTCCTCAAATAGTAGGCTCCTGTTCTCAGCCTGCAGTTCCTCCAACCTTGTCTTGTACCAACGGAGCATTGCTGTAGTGTGGAGACGCGGCCCCTCAACATCGATAAGTGCCGTGTACTTTTTGATCATCTCCTTTGCTAGCGTGATGCGTGCCAGATTCGTCGTTACCTGCTCCTCCATTGCCTATTGTAGCTGGCCGCAGCGGCCTTCAAATTTGGCCCACAAGGGCCACTTAAAGAGTCATACTAAAAATCGCACCTCAATGTAATGAGACTGCTCTCTATCACCGAGTCCGTGAAGCCAGATAAGAAGTTCACGGCCATCTTCGATGTTGACGGACGCAAGAAGACGACACACTTCGGTGCAGCAGGGATGGACGACTACACAATAACTAAGGACAAGACGCAGCGTGCCCACTACCGCGAGCGGCACGCCAAGGATCTGAAAACCAACAACCCGACGCGTGCCGGCTTCCTCTCGTACTACATCCTGTGGGGTGATAGTGTGAGCCTGAAAAAGAACATTGACAGCTATGTCAAACGCTTTGATCTGTAGTGCCACATCTTAACCGTCATAAAAATCCCGCACAGCGGACTTTTTACGTCGTATTTATTTGCCCTAAAGGGGTGTATCAGTTAAACCAGCCGCCCTGATTGAACCGGTTGTATTTCCAGCGGGGCGGTGCACCCTCACCCATAGCCCCTGTAACGGAGGACGTCGAGAGTACATCGTCGTCGTTGTAGTCGCTGTTGTAGTCGTTGTTGTAGTCGTTGTTGTCGTCGTCGTCGTAGCCATAATCATATGCAGGATTGCCGTAGTTGTCGAGTTGAATAATATCATTAGCGGCGGGTGCGGGTGCGGGTGCGGGTGCGACTACCCCCATAGCTACGGCAAGCGGTGCGGCAAGGGCAGCAAAATCCGTTACAACGAATCCTGGGACGTTAATCGGCCCGTCGTCCTGTACTGGTGCCACAAAGCCAGGCGGCACAGCCATCAACGCAGCCAGTGCCGCAGCCGGTGCCCCCATCACTGGTGCAACCGGTGCACCCTCCAGTGCCGCATCTTCTGGCTCGTCGGCCTCCCACCAATTCTGAGGAGGTGCCTTTCGCCCGCCCCGCCCCGCACCCATCGCACCCTCCTCACCCTCCTCACTCTCCTCATCTGTCGGTATCTCCATATCGGCATTTAATCCGGCCAGAAACATCTGTTTCGTGAGCCCCGGGTTGAACCCGTTAGCAATAAGTACCGCAAATCCATTAACACCAGCGGGTATCGCAACGCCGTCATCGACGAGATAGAGCATAGCTGTGTTATCCATCTCAACTTTGTCGGCGTCATTGGCCATCTCATAAATAGCCTCTAGCTGATTATTGAAGTCTGCTGGTTCCGGCACTAATGCAAAGAGATCTCTTAATGCGTTATAGATGGCAGCACTAACCGCTCCGCCTACCATTCGTGGCCGCCCGTCACCGTGTATTTGTAGAGCCGCCTTAGCACGCTCTAAAATACGGTTGTATTCATCGTGTAACGCATTCGCGGCATCTCTTTCTTCGGCAGTGAGCGGCATCAGTGTTCGTATTACTGCTCTTAGCATTCGTATGTTCTTCTCGTGAGCGAGTCTCAAACTCTCTTCATCTTGGGCATTATTCAGTCGAGCTATTGCGTTTGCATACAGCTCTCTAAACTGCTCTACCCTCGGCTGTGGTGTGCCCATAGCCTCCAATTTCTGATTTCTAGCACGATAGAGTTTTGCTAGATAATCCATTAGCTTTGTATGTTCATCGAGTGAAAATGCATCGCCAGTAGCAGTCATTAGATCCGCTTCCATTATTAAGAAATCATCAAAATAATCAGAAATAACCTTGTCCATTGCCTCCTTGTTATCTGTATCGATAGCGGCAATCATCAGTCCCTCGTAACGTTTGATAAAAGCGTCAATCCGTAGTTCAGCATCGTTAGGATCGCCTGGCCCGCCGCCCCGCCGCCGTGCACCGGGCTTGCGTGTCGTCTTAGCGCGCTGCATCTTACTCTATGGGATTTTTTTCTTTGCGACGCCCCCTGTGGCCGTCGAGCGGCCCCTTTGCAATCAGCGTTGAACCCGTCTCCTCGTCCTGATTCAGCATCCGTGCAAAATGCTCTGAGACGAGCCACTGCGGGAACTGTTTGTGTAGACACACCCATCGGCCCATACTGCGGAGCTTCTTGACTTCATCGGGCTCCATCCCCAGATGGTTGCCCAGCAGCTGCTTCAATGCATGTGCAGAAGTGGCCTGTGGATAGACAATAAAGTGCGTGGCCTCGTTCAGCAGTAGACGAGTCCTCTTATAATTAGTGAGATAGTGACTGAGACAACACATAGTGATAGTGTGGTGACGGCCCATTGTTGCGATATCATCTATCAGTTGGAGCACAATCTTATCCATCGGTGCAGGAAACGTGTCGTAGTCGTCGAAAATCACCATCGAGTTGGCAAAGATAGAGATATCCTTGATTGGATCCGTCGCCAGCGAATCCACACGGATCCGCTTCGGCTTCCCTGTCTTCATCGTGTCTAGCGTCTCGTCCTCATTGAGCTTCGAAATCAGATAGATCTCCCTGTCTGGAAAGAGCTTCTTGTACCGCTCGGCCAGGCCACGAGCCTGATAGGACTTACCTGAACCGGATGCACCGGCAACATAGTAGATTTCGCGTTTGTCCTTCTTGGGGCTCGGCAGTATCTGAAACTGCGAATCGGGGGGGAGTCTGATGGGCTTAGCAGGGCCCGTTCCCTCAGAGGCCCAGAGTAGATCCTTGTCGTAGTAGCCCCCACTGACAATAGCAACTGCCGCTGGCTTCTCGTCTTTAGCCGGTTCTTCAAGTGAGAAATAGGGCATCTATATCACACTTGGCGAAAAAATCGCAGCACGGCACGCGGTAATTACGGCAGAAATCGGGATGGTGGCGGATAGAGGCCGATGCGGCGGAGCTCCTTCATCGTCGCGTCATTCAGTATCTCTTGTAGGGCAGCCTCCAGCTTCATCAACGGTTCAGGCGACTCGTGTACCAACAGCTGCTCTATCATTGCAATGAACTGATCCAGCTTTCTGGTGAAATCGGAGAGGTTCCAGATATTTGTCAGACGAGTGCGAAAGTCCTCTATTTCACGTTTGAACCGCTGGGTAGGTATCTTCTGTTTGTGCTCAAACAGATAGAGAAGTACGGCAATATCGGAGATAATCGAATAGAGTCGCCCCAAATCGCTATTGAAGAGGGGCAGCAGTTTATCTACTGTGGCATTATCGCCGTCTGCCCGTGCGATGCTGAAGATGCGACGGGCCATCTTGAACGGCTTGGTTTTGCTGTATTGAAGAACAGCCGCTTTCAGAGCCAGTTGCACATCGTCCTTATCACTGCGATTATATACCATATTGATGTCGCAATACTTATTGTTGATATATGCAACAACATCGAGCTTGAAACGCCCTGGCAGAGCCATTGCAGCACTGAGACTCACCGTTCCGTTGCTGCCTGCCAGCACCTCCGCCGCGGTGAAACGGACAATATGCTCCTTGAACTCCTCCAGGGCCTCAAAATAGCGGGCGGGTGTCATTTTAGCGGGAAAATAGTGACTCCGTTTGTCGCCCAACTCCTTCAGCTTAGCAAGAATTGCCGCTCTGTCGTAGTTCACCACGCGTCCCCCTTTCACGCCCATCTCAGGGGGAATGACACGGAGTCGCTCCAACTCCCCAATCTTGATGTCGGCAATATAGAGATTGTCCATCTTCATCAGACGCTTGATAATCTCTTGGAACTGACGTGGTGTCGCCTTTGATGCGTCGTCGTTAGAATCATAGTCGCCAATATACTGGACAGCACGCAGCGACGCAGTGCCCACTATATTTGGATGCCCTGTGAATGACATTGCCTTCACCACCTCCACGACTTCGGGTGGGTACATCGATTCGCCACGTTCCTCCATCTCTTAGAGATGGAGAAATTTAGTCTCCGTCGCGGAAGCATCATAGATGGAGGCATATTTGTGCTGACGGCGGATCGGTGCCATACGGAACTTTGTAGTCGTCATTGCACCACCAAAGAGCGGCTTCAGATCCTCTTCGGGCCCACCCGCAAGATAGGCATCTAGGAGCTCGGACGCCCGCTCCCTCGAGACGGGATTCTCGGCCTCCTTGAGGCTCATCATCGCCACCTGCTTCCACTCATTCAGCCACCGCTTGTCCTTAGGAAAGACACGGCCGTCCTTGTAGTCGCCCTTACGCTGGGCATTTGCAATAATCCGCTCGTGATCCGCCTTGCTGTATCCGCCGTACATTCCGCCGTGTGTTGCTCCGTCCATCATAGAGCCATCGGGCATCATATGTTGTGCCCGTCCACCGCGTGCCTCGGCCGCGTAGAGAGCACGCTGCTGAGCATGTGCACGTGCTAATGGTAGCGGCTTGATCGACTTCCTACCGGACGGGCCCTCGACAAAATACTCATCATGGCCAGGGGCCTTGCGTAGACGATAGGGCATATACATAGGAGAAGATTAAAATGTATCGTCTGACTCTTCTGATAGACTCTCAACGGTGGATAATTCGGACTCGGGTTCGGACTCGGGCTCGGGCTCGGACTCGGACTCGGACTCGGACTCGGACTCGGACTCGGATTCGCCCTTGCTCATCCAATCTATTGGCGGCGGCATCGGTGGCGGCAGTGACTGGCTGAGCATAGTGAACTGTGTTATTCTCAGATTTGCAACAGCTAAGTCCTGACGGAGCTGAACTATCTGTTGTTGAACACTGCGAAGTCGCTCATCGGGAGGCGGAGTCACCGTCACTGCGGGTGCCGCCACCGTCACTGCGGGTGCCGCCACCGTCACTGTGGCAGTGGGGAGAAACTGCCTATAACGTGTTATCTTCTCGTTGGCGAAGACAACAGCGTTATCGGCCTTCATACATTCGGTGTTTTTAGAGGCCAGACGTTCGTACTTGTGCTCGGAGTTCACCTGAGTCAACCAGCGACGCAAACCCTCGGTGCCACCAGTGGCAAGATACTCACGATAACGAACAATAAGCTCCCACTCAGCCACAAGTTTTGTATAGTCCCGGCTCATTTTCTACATATAGACTATTAGAATATTAAGATTAATGCGAACGCTTCTCTACACCTCTTGCCGGAGTATTCAATGCTGGGTGTATAAGTCAACTGTCAAATATGTCATCCCAATCGACGAGCATATAACAACACTGCAAAATATCTACTTTGTCGATAATCAACTAGTCATCACCTACAAAAAACCCGCCGTTATAGATAATGGAGACACAACAAGAGATAAGCTGGAATCACGCCCTCGAGAAGATAATAGCACAAGAGGGTGAGCGGGCGTCGGGCCTTGCCTGGTTGCATTCGGAATGCGAGCAGCACTACAGCAAGCTGAATGTCTGGATAGCACTTCCCGTCATCTGTCTTTCGACAATCAACGGGTTTATCAGCGGTGCATCGTCGTCGATGTTCTCGGATCCGCGTTCTGCCAGTCTGGGTGTCGGTAGCGTCAGTCTCTTCACTGCCATTCTCAGTACAGTCGGCTCCTTCTTCGCCTGGGCGAAGCGGACAGAGGCCCATCGTATCTCTGCGGCCTCGTATCTGAAGCTCTCCAAGTTCATCTCAGTGGAGATGGCCCTTCCAAAACTCGAGCGTATAGCAGCCAAGGACATATTGAAGGTGGTACGAGATCAGTCGGAGCGTCTACTTGAGATCAGCCCAGCCGTCCCCGAGTTTCTGAAAGAGCATTATCGTCAACGATTCGGCAGATTAACGGACGTGGCACACCCTGAAATAACGAATGGTATCCACAAGGTGGATATTAATCGTCATACTACCGCAACATCGCCAGAGCCGACACCCGTAGTGACGCTCCCATAACCGTCACTATGTGACAGCATTATAAGCTGTGTGAGTGATTGCTGGAGCTATATGATGAGCTGTTGCCCCAGCAAGTAGGTTCCCATAATTAAGAATGACTAGGCCGAGTCCATTTTTCTGGACACACTGAATCTGCGGAGTTCCCGTGACGGCCCCTTCACAGAGAAGCAGACAATTTGTCATCTGTACCGTAAATGTACCAGATGAGTTATTGAACTGGACGCAGCACTTATTACCACCAGTATCGGTTAATAGATTGGCGTAAGTGAGATTACAATTTGTTATCTCAAGTGACTTATTTGCGGAGCCGCCAAACTGCACCAACGGTTGCAACAGTGTTGATGCTGTATTTAGACTTTGCACGATACAGTATCGTAGATTCAGAATGCCATTACACGATATGATAGAAGCCGCGTTTGTTGCCGGTGTTGACAATGCGGAGTTTCTGATAATTGCCGTAGCAGCCGTGCCTATATTAATTGCCTGGCCGGTGCTGCTCGATCCAATCACTCTACATTCTGTAACATAGCTCGTTCCTTGGTTGCACGATATCGCATTAGCAGCTGTAGAACTCAAATTACAATTATAGATTGAATAGACGCCACCTGCTCCACTAACCGATACAGTGTCTACTATTGTAGAATTTGATAGCTGTAATCCGGCTATTCCGACTTGTCCAGTTGTGCAACTCAATGTAACAGCTCCAACTATGTTACAAGGCTGATTTTGCTCTCCAGTTGGGATTCCTACCAAAAATGTGTTTTGTGCGAGTGTAAACGTCTCAGTATATGTTCCGCTTGAGACTATGATTGAGACTTCTATAGTATTTGAGATTAAGGCACGTGCCGTTATTGCACGGGCGATAGTCAGATAGGGATTCTGTTGTGAGCCGGTACCTGTTGTATTATTGCCGTTTGGTGCCACATATATCTGATATGCGTCAATGAAATAGACTGTTGGGCCGGCCAGGCCTGTACAACCAGTCAATCCTGTAGGGCCAGTCGGCCCAATGTCACCCGTCATACCCATCGGCCCCGTCGGCCCCGTCGGCCCCGTGCGTCCCGTTGGCCCTGTATCACCGGTATCGCCTGTATCACCGTAGCCCGTTGGCCCCGTCGGCCCCGTGCGTCCCGTTGGCCCTGTATCACCGGTATCGCCTGTATCACCGTAGCCCGTTGGCCCCGTCGTCCCAGTCGTCCCCGTCGGCCCCGTAGCACCGTAACCAGTCGGCCCCGTCGTCCCCGTCGTCCCAGTCGTCCCCGTCGGCCCCGTATCACCGGTATCGCCGGTATCACCGTAACCAGTCGGCCCTGTCGGCCCCGTCGTTCCTGTCGGCCCAGTGTCACCCGTCGGCCCCGTTGCACCGTAGCCCGTTGGGCCCGTAGTTCCCGTATATCCCGTCGCACCAGTCAAATTGGCATTTGCCGGTGTCCCCCACACAATATTGGAGCCATTGTAGGTAAGAGCCTGTCCAAGAGACGGGAGACTCCCATTCAGACTGATTGTAGCAGCGGGTTCCAGAGTCAGTTTCTGATCGACAGTCAGTGACGAGACAGTGAGCTGATTTTGTGGTGATAGATATTGCTCTTTGATTTTGGGCCCACTGGAGCCAAAATCTAATAGACTCTGTGCGGACATCTACAGTTCATGTAGATTTTTTTATTGACTCCATAGTGGGCCCTTTTTCTCTAGGGTTCCATAAGTCAGTAACAGGGGTGCAGGAGGGGGCGGTGCGACTACAGGTGCCTGGACAACTCCAGTAGCAACATAGATGAATTGATAGCTTGTTATGTTACCGCCACCTACACCAGAAGCACATTGAAATGTAGATGGGCCAGTCACGTTTGCCCACGGGCCAGTGCCATCTAATGCACCGGCAGGTAGAAGTGGCACAAGAGCGACGCTCCAGTTATTGTTGAGAAACGTCGCCGAGCTTGGCAACGTGATAGTCGTAACTGCACCCCCTGGTAGAAAAGTCCCCAGACCCGCTACTGATGTTGTATTGCTTTTGTAGACATCCCCATTGAGCGTCTCAAGGTTGACATTAGCAAGCGTCGCGGACGCCGTACTTGAAGCGGGCTGCCAAGCAGTCGGAAGCAGACGCGGCTGAATCGTAGGCGGGCCGTTTCGTTCATAATCGAAGAGCGTTTGCACTGACATCTAATTCAACCAATGATTTTTTTCCAGCCACGTTCAAGCACTAGGTAGGCCCACCGCAATGTAAGTGAACTCATAGAGCGTATTATCGTCAACCGCTGCTCCGGAAGCCGCATCGAAACTATTAGGGCCTGACACCTTGGCCCAGGCTGCTGTCGAACCAGGTGCTGTATAGGGCCCCTCACGTGTTACAATAATCGCCCAATCGCTATTGAAGAATGACGCGGGCAGCGTGAAGCTCGATGCAACGCCGCCTGCTGCAAACACGCCCTTGCCGGAGAACGCATTGTACGTGCCAACCGGGCGGGTGTTTAGTGTGGAGACATTGAGATTATTGAAAAACGCATTGGTGGCACTGAGAGCCGGAGCACCTATGCCAGGTAGGAACTCTGGATCTAGGAGAAAATCACCAGATTGACGACGAAACAGCGTCTGTGCCGACATACTATAATGGAGTCTGCGATTTTTATGTTATGTTGTACGCCGCCCAATTGTAGAGTTTACCTGGTGCAGCCGGATTAGCAGTGAATGTCGCCCACGTGCTACTGAGGCCGCTGACATATACAGCCGGGTTAACAGTAAGGGGTTCAGCGGGGGTGACAACTATTCCGAAAGCACCTGGCACAGCAGCTGGCCCAGCATTCACTTGAGCCACTTCAACACCGCCCGATGCAAAAGTGCTGACAGTACCGGCCGCAAGCCACTGTGATTTGAGCAATGTATTATTGATTGTTGTACACGTTAGAGTTGAGATAGAGAAATTCGGCGTAGCAGCCGCAATACAGGCAGCCTCGATTTTGCCATCAATCAATATAGACTGTGCCGACATACTATATTGGTTGATTCGGTTTTATCTAAGGCGGTAATGTTCCAGATGTGATGTATCCACACTTGTATATTGTTGTCGGGTTATTGCACACGACATTGAATGTGCTCACGCCAATAGGATAGCCCCAAATACCAAAGACGTCTGCAGGGCCGGGATTAGTTGCGGCCCCTATGTCCTGATAATCGACAAGCACAGAAAACGAGCTATTAGCATAAGCAAACGGAAGAGTGATAAGAGTTATGCCTGGGCTCCCTACAGTTCCAACAGTTGTATAATTAGTACTAGCATAAGTGAACGGAAGCGGCGTAGCATTGTTCGCAAACAGATAGTTCGTAGCCGTGAGAGTGCTTACTGCAATAGTGTTGGCTGTCATTGTGCTGGTTGTGATAGTGCTGACAGATAGCGGATCTGGTACGCCACCACCACCGCCACCTGCCCCCTGAGCAAAAAAGAGGGCACCGAATCCGGAGTTGTTCTGTGGCCCAAATGACATCTGATTAGTAATCAGATTTTATTTGAACTATGTGATTCATTACATAAGACGGCCCTCCAAGTCGCCCTCCCGACGACGGCCACGGCCGTAGCCGACGTTGCCAAGGGCACTTGCCACACGGCCCGCCGCCGCATTGCCCGTCGCCTCGAGGCAGTTCTTGACGGCCGATACAGCGGGCTTGGACTGGTGATAGAGATCCTTGATGGCGGAGATAGCATTGCCCATCTTGCCAAGGACACCCGCACCGACGGCACGCTTGAGGGCACCGTGCGTCCCCATGGGAGCCACAGGAGCGGAGATGATGTCCTGCTCAGTGAGGCAGCCCTTGATGACGCGAGACGAGCCCTTGATCGTCTCGAAGAACCCGGAGTTCGCCGTAACGACGTAGATCTGGACGGGGACGTTGTTATAGCCCGCAGCGGTAAGGGCCGAGGTGTCAACCGTGAGGTTGAACTGGAGCACGAAGTTACCAACAAGGCCCGAGGCCTGGCCGGCCTGGAGGACGATGTCGCGGCCGGGCTTGAGGACAAGCATACCGCCAACAAGAGGCATACCAGCGTTGGTAAGAGCCGTCTGCGTGGGGCCCGCACGGCCGCTCCACTGGGCCCAGTCGAGCTCGAGGCCGTTGTTGACGGACATCTTGTAGAGCTGCTGCTGCGTGTGGGCGGAGAGCAGGCCAGCAAAGTTGTCGAAGTTGACGCTGATGTTCGTGATGGGAAGCATGAAGTCGCCCCACTGAGACGAGGTGGCCGTCGCCGTCGTCAAATCACCGCTGTAAACCTGAGGGCGAGCCCAGATCATCAGCAGATCGGGGATGACGGGAAGCACAATCGTCTGGCTCTGGAGCTGTGCCGTAGCAGCGTTGCCCGAGTTGAGGTTAGACGTGATGTAACGGGGGAACTCCATGTAGGGAACAACCGACTTGGGGGGAAGGCTGATGTCGAGCGACGGCGTGAGGAACTGGAGGTTGACAGTCGACGTACCGAAGCCGCCGTTCTGAGCATTAGCGTTGTAGGAGACACCGCCGTAGTTGATACCGGCATCCGCGGCCGACTGCGCGTTCGCAACACCCGCCGCCACCGACGAGACGGAGCGGAGGACACGGCTGGGGGCCTGCAAGTTCATCACGAGCTGGATGTTCTGGCAGCCGAAGAGGCCGCAGTCCCACTCGTGCGAGTCGCTAAAGACGAAGGGCGAGAGCACAAGCTTCTCCGTCGACTTGAAGGCGACATAGAGGCGGAACTGATCGCCAGCCGCCGCTGCCGCCGTGGGACACGGGATACCGTTGACAGCCGTCCAGCCCGAGAAGGCACCGGCACCGGCCTGCGACTCGACGCCAGTAAGGCGAGTGCCGTTCGCTGACGTGAAATAGAGGCCGGCAAAGGCACCGTTGGGCACCTCGTCGACGTTCATCGCAACATCGTAGCCGTTGATGGGCGAGTTGATCGAATTCGCCGCGAACTCGTAGTTCGTATACTTATCGAGCTGCGTCGGGCAGGTGCGGATGGTGCGGTTCTTCTTGTAGTCCGTCATGCGAAGCACCTGGGGGAGCACATCGTTCGAGTTGATAGTCACCGTCGTGTCGTTGATGGTGGCCGTCAGCGTCGTGGTGAGGCTCTGGAGGGGGAAGGCCGAAAGGGCAAAGTCACGGCCGGGTACAAGGATGGGATCGCCAATGGCAATAGCCTTGTTTGCCGTCACATCCACCTGGAGGAAGCAGGTGGACGTCCAGTCAACGGCCCTGTCGATGAAGATGTTCTCGGAGGGCACCAGCACGTTGTAGGTGTGCTGGGAGGTGTTGACTGCAATGGCGTTGAACGGGGCGTTCGTCACCGACAGGGCACCCTTCTCCACGGCAAACTTCGGGCGGCTCTGGACGATTCTGTCATCGAAGACGGCGAGCTTCTCAATATCAGCGGACATCGATGCTTATATTGAGTATTGCGAAAATTATCAGTGGACGCCCTTGCGTCTGAAAAGGATTTTGACGCTGACGGACGAGCCGTTGTAGAGCCGGAGGGGATAGAGGTTGTTGTCGTACCTGTTCCGCCACCAGATGAACAGATCAATGTTGACAAGCGGATCCGTGCTGCGGCCGAGGCTGAGCATTCTGTATTCGGCCTGCGGATCATAGAGGATATACCCACGCCAATCATCGGCCCCTTTGTGGCCCACCTGTACGTCCGCAATAATCGGCTGGATCGCCGAGCCCGTTGTACCGACATTTATGCCAAAGTCGGAGGCCCCAACTAAGCCGGGAGCGGGGGCCACAAACTCGGGTGTGATGGGGAGCTTTGTAGAGGTGATGACAATGGAATCGCACGGGCTCCAGCAGCCGGAGATGGATCCGTAGTCCTGTGTCACTACGTATCGCACGTGGCCGGTGGCATTCGGAGTAGTGTAAGGCAGCCCTGTCGTCGGATCAATATCAATAGCAATCTGCTGGCCGTCGACAGTTATTGCACTGATAGCCGACGTCCCCCACTCAAGGAATGTCCCTGCACCCGAAGTGAAATTAGTACGGAAATTAGTCAGAAGTGTCTCAAGATTGCAGTCCAGTCCCACAGCGAAGTCAAAGTTGATGGGCCCTCCGTTAAAAATCAGCGATGTATTTGTATGATCAGCACCCCAGAACCGGGCGTCAAAGCTCCACGAGAAGAGCCTATCAACGGGATTGAAGAAGAGTCGCGGCACGGGCGAGTTTGTCAATTCAGCCGGCACCGCCGCGACAGCCGCTAACTGAGCTAAAACAGCAGTATATGCCGCTGCAACAGCATTATTGACGAGCACAGCCCAGTGCTGATATGTGTTACAGTAGTAGTAGTCCGTGGTAAGATTCTGATTGACGACGGGTTCTGGAGGCCGATTATCAGGTGTTAGGTTCTCTGCCTCCCATATAACCGGCTGCGTGGCATTATACCACACTAAAGAGGGCCCGCCATCATCCAGTTGTGCACGGACAGTGACATTGTAGACAGTCAAGTCTCGACTGGGCTGATTGGGGACAATCCGTGGAATGAAGAGCGGGAGGGACTTTGTAGCACCCGCCAGATCAAAGCGAATCACCGACATGTTGTAATCGCTGGGGTTCTGCATAATCGGCTGCTGTCTCATGTCGTTGAACACCACCTGCGGATCATCGTAGTTGCCTACACCGTTGAAGCCGTTTGGATCGCTATTGGCAATGTTGTTGTTGACAATCGTCGCATTGTAGTAGATATAGTCCGGATCATTGCTACCACGTCCGCTAGAGCCGTATTCAACGTTCGAATAGAATCGAGTGGCCATCTGTATAGAGATTAGAAACTATTTACGAAGCATCTCAAACGTAAACGTTGTGACAAAATCGTCGGGATTTACACCACTGGATTTGATCAGTGCGGCGTATTTGTCTATCGGGAGGTGGCCCAGCAACAGTCGGGTGACACAGTGCCGCCCGCACGTATTTACCATCCGGCCTCGCTCAGACTCGCCCTGTAGCTTGTAGGGATTGCTCTTGACAGTATAACCGTGTAGCATCTTCGTCAGAATCGGCTCGTCCTGTCCCAGTTCAACCAGCTGCTCTTTAGAGAGCCACTTACGTTCGTCGTCGGGCTTGTATCCGCCGTAGGAGTCAAAGTACTCAATCACGTTGCCGCCACGGCGAAGCAGACACACCCAGTGGCCCGTGTTCTCGTCTTGTGTGAGATAGAGAATCATACAGCGGCCGAGTTCATCAAACGCCTCATCGATGTTACCCAGCTGTCGCAACTCGGGGTAGCGGAAAATCTTGGTGCCGTCCAGCAGTCTATTGATGTCCTCGTCACTAAGGGCGTAGGACTCATTACCGAGTCCCTGCGAGCCGCCACGCATACGGCCCCGTGAAGCAGCCAGTTGCTGCTTACGGGCCGTCGCGTAGCTCACAGCACGCTTTGACAGTGGTGTTCCAGTCGCGTCTACGACACGAAAACCAGTGTTGTATTTTTTTATATAGAACACCATCTACACTCTATTGAGAATTTTCTCAGCTACCTGTCGTGGGAGACGAACCTTGCCTGGAATGGCGTCGAGTGCTACGTACCAGGCTGGGCGGGTGTCGGAACGGTAGGTGCGTTCAAATGCTCCGTCGTTGACAAAGTCCTCAGCTTCAAGCGGCTCGTCTGTCCGCTGATACCTGAGAAGACGGCCGGGTATCTGCGACTCCACCTGAGCCGCCAGCTGCTGCTTGAGCTTGGGCTTGTAGTTCTGCAGTACCATCTTACGCTCCCGTGGCGACAAGTCGCTCTTGCTGACAAGCTCCTTGATAGTGCTGCGAGCCCGCTCCAATACCGTGAGCATTGTGCGGACAATCTTCTTCTTGTCGGCGGTAAGGGCATATGTCTGCTTCTTGTTGGACAACGCAGCCGTCAGCTCAACAATCGTGTCATCTACATTGCGTTGCAACTTGACAAGCTGATTGGCAGGAATACGCCAGCCGATTTTGAGGAGCATAGAGAGGAAGCCACGCGAAAATGAGGTGGATCCACCATCGAAGTAGCCCGTCGCAACGCTGTCTAATATCCCGTCTAGGTACTCGCCCAGCTTCTCCACTGCAGTATCGTCTTCGCTGGGCTCCGTCTCCCCCATAGGATTGGAATCGCCAACACCCGCCACCTCTGGGCTGACGGTATCCAGCTCCGCAACGCGGGCCGTCAGTCGCTCGCGAAGAAACTGGGCACCGGCCTCGGTTCTCATAACACCGCCCTTCATGCCGCGGCCGGCTAGAACTCGTGCTCCTTCGATGGTAGTGGGGACGTCAGTCCAACCGTTATGAGAACCCCCACTCCAATCAGCATCACCGCAAGAACGGCAACCGCCATGAATAATCTCTCGTTTTCTGTGTTGTGCCTGGCCCGTCTCTTGATAGATTCGGCGTCTGACATTCCCTAGTACACGCTCCTGAACCTGCTTTAATTCATCTGCATGTTTATGTTTGTGGTAGAGAGTGTTCTCCGTGATGCCGTCAAAGGGTGCCCCAATCCCCATGCCTGCCGTAGGGGAGTCGAAGTACTTCAGCGGAACATTGTAGAGCTCCGTGAACTCGTAGGGGAACCTAACCTCGGGAAACCGCCTTGGAAATGATGTAGGCAACGTCATCTTGACACTATATTACATCATTCGATTTTATTCAGTAGAGCCCCTCTGCCTTTACAATCTTTGAGGCCTCGGGTAGAAGGACGCCACGCTCCTTCATCACACGCTTGACAATCTCAGCACGGCCGCCGCCCTGCATCTTGGGCAACACCTTTGGCACTACCTTTGACGTCGAGCCGTACTGCCCCCTCTGCACATCTTGGTGCTGCTTACGTAGCTCCCCGTACTGCCAATCACTCATCCCGCCCGCCATCTTAGGCAACACCTTTGGCATCACCTTTGGCCGCCCACTACCGTCCATAGGCTTATCGGCTAGGCCCTGATTGGCACGGGCCCCCTTGGCCATCAGCTGGGCCACTTCAAGAGTGTCAGCGGCACCACCACGAGCACGGGCGATACGCTGAGCCGTATCAGCCATAGCAAACGGAATAGCACGGGGAAGAGACGGGGGCTTCTTGCCACCGGTAAGGTTGGAAAGACGCCCCGAGCCATTGCCGGCAACGGGGGATGCATAGTCCATTGCACCGCCGGCCAACTCCGGGCCAGTGGAGTAATAACTACGGCCCGAACGCTCGGCCCAGACATCATTACCTCGTTTGGAGAAACTTGCACTCGTGTGGGGGTGGATGACACCCGTCCGCTCGGCAATCTTAGCTCTAAGGTACTCGGAATCGGCAGTATCGGGGGAGCCGCCTGGTAGTCCAAATTTCGGCTGTGACATCTATATAAGACAGTGCGAAAATTATCTGTTCTACTGTAGAATGAGCGACATCAACCTCGAAAAACGGATGTTGACTTATCAGTCGACGGGCTCCGGCCCCACGTGGCTGCCAGAGGATCATCTGGGTATCAAGTTCAAGTTCGAGAAGGATAGGGGCGTAGGCCGACAAAATATCATTAATATGACGAAGGAAGTCGTAAACTATCTACGCTTCCTCACCGCTGGCCTCCCTGTGGAGAACACAGCGGTGTGGGATAGTGTCACCGGCAGCCCTGGTGATAGAGATTCAGGCATTAGTGGTGCGGCGCCCGGTTTTGGTGTGCAGCCCTGCAATACCGATACATATGTTGACTGCTTCAATAAGAAGGAGGCGGCGATTTTGTATTTCCTTGCTGGTGGTGTGGCCGGCCTGAATGTTGAGCAGATAGTGGATGCTAAGATAGCATCGGGCCGCATTATGGAGATTCAGAAGGCCGAGCGACTTCGTGCTCTCAATCCAACAGTAGATGATCTAGAGAAGGTGGGAGATTCGTACGGCCCGCTGAAAAATGGCCCGCTGCCGATTCTCTACTGTCTCTGTTGGCCCCTAGGTAGCACCGCACCACTCCGCCTCACACCGGTGACAGTGGATGAGATCAATGGATTTTCCGCAGTCCCAAAAGGGGATGCTGCTTATAAAAGATCTCAAATATGGAGCAAAATCGACTTCCCTCGGTTTCCGGATATCGTAAACTATATGTGCGGCTGGGATGCACTCAAATACAAGTCGATATCACAGTTCCCCATTGATTGTTTTGGCCATGATGTTATGGAATCGCTATTCTATGCGAATGATCTATTCGGTGAGTACTGCGAATATCTGAAGGATCAGACAATGAGCTTCGATAAGTTTGAAAGAGGCATTCCAGGGGAGCTTCCACGTGGGCCGGGCGGTGGCCTTATCCCATTGGACTGTCTGGGGCCCAACTCGGCGTGCCCAGAGTGGAAACAGCTGGGATACGCCTCTATGGATGATTGGATCGAGCGTGTAGTGATACCGGAACAGGCTCAAAATCTGAGTACGTATGAAGTCGGTATTGTCAATACTTATAACATCTATAACGAATTCAACGCGGTATTCAACTCTCACTATCTGGACTATGACACCAATCCGGAGTTTATGCCTACGTACGAACAGCTACCACGATGGATGTTCAGCAATGCTTGTCAGGATCAGTTAAAGTTTATGAAATTCTATTTCCTGAATACCGCCCTCTATATGACTCGAGAGTCATATAACTATCTTGTCTCAATTCTAGTTATAGCTCGCGGCAACGGTTTTACTGAAGATCTATTCAAGCTGAAATTGCCCGCGGGATCGTACCCTGGCGTGGTGCTCGTGACGGGTGCGGCATTCAACACTGAGCCAACTTGGGCGAATGCTGTTGCGTGTGCACTTGGCACTCTTAGACGTGAACGGGATGTTCCTGGAGATCCGCCATACGATCCAAGCAGCAGCGACGCTAAAGATGGAACGGACAGGCGCAACAATGCTCGATACGGTATAGTCAAAGAGCTCATTAAAACCTGGTACCTACTGCCTGAGAGCTATTTCAACGAGAAAAATGAACGAGTCATACCGACAGAGGCGGAAATAGTGACGTATTTTGATAAAATCACCACTATCTATGAGCTTGCCGCTCTCAACATCGCACGATTCGATGCACAAGCAAACACCACCGACGTTACTCTTCAGAACTGTCTTGCGACAAAAAAGACGTTTGAGGGCATCGGAATGACGAAAACGCAACTGGATAGCTACAAGAAGAACGTACAGAAAATATTTACGTTTGACTGGGACGGCTACGCCATTGAAAAATACAAGACGGAGATGGCACAGTTCAATGACAGAGTTCGCGATTTAGATTGGATCCGCGATCATCCTGTTGAGGCGTGGTTTCGCGACGTCTTTGCCCCTGTCGGTGTCATCGTTATGGATTTTGTCTGTAAGGCGGCACCGCTTGTAATCATGATAATCGGATTTACGATGACGCCACTGGCAGGAGCCTTAGCAAGTGCTGCGTTTGCCACTATAGAGGGGACGTGGATGACTCTGGCTCCAGCGGGTTCAGCGTTTTACAATCCGGATCAACCACGTGGATGGGAGGCATTCAAAATGATCAGTGAGCATGTAGCTTTACAGGTTGGTTCCGATGTTGCAGGACAGGTAGGCGGAGCAATTTTTGAAGGCATGCTAAATGTTGCTATGCGAGGTGCGGCGGCACTCTCTTCAAGAATCGGCAGATACTTTAAAAATCTTCCAGAGGAGCTAGCGCAGGGCTCAAAACTCCTTGTGGCGGCCGAGCGATTTGCAGCAGAGGACGCAAAATATCTGACGTATCTCCGTGCACTTGAAAAGAATGTCGAAGAGCTGGAGAAATTAAGTAGCGAGGCGGCCGCACTGGAGGAGACTTTATATAACACCGCCGTGCGTAATGCGGCCGTCGGAGCAGATCCTGAAGAGGTGGCACGGGCGGCACGAGCCGGTGCCAGTGCGGAGGTGGCTAATATACAGCGCGAGGCCGCTGATGCGTTTCTAAATGCACAGATGGATCTTGTCAAATATTTAGAAAAATTAGAGAGCGAGGGTAGGGGCCTACCTGCTATTTTAGGACGACTTCGAGGGGCTGAACAGGGATATCGTGACGCAACTGAGGCGTACGAGGCCGCTGAAGCGGCAGCAAATGTGGCACAGGGGACTGACAGGTACGGAGCGGCTCTAGACAATCTGATGAAAGAGATGGAGTCGATGCAGGCGGCAACGGATGCATTAGTGACGGAGGCACGATTTGCGGGTATGGCAGCGTATCTAGCCCAAAAATCACCTGATCTAGCAAACCTTTTTACAGCAGAGAATATTCTTCTAAAAGGTGTCAAAACGTTTCTAAGCCAGATTAACTCTCACACTGTCAGTGCAACGACTCATAACTGGGTGAAGGATGGTATAGTCAGTCTATATGGATTTGAAGAAGTCGCCTCGAGTTGGATGGGCCTAATCCAGTTTCTGATACACTGGCACGTTAATGGGGCTGTGTTAGCTCAACCCGTTCCAAGAGCGGGCGAGGACTATCCAACACTTGATACAAATATAGAGCTACCTAAATTACAGATTGAGATGCAGCGTATTCGCTTCTATTATCTGACACCCTATATTAATGCATACGCTAGACATATGATTGTCGTGGATGCATATGAAGCAATAAAGAAAAAGCAACTTCAAGTATGTGTCGATCATGTCTGGGGGACGGGGACTAAGGAGGAATGCGAGCGCAACAGGTTGCTCCAAATAGAGGAGATTCTTACCCCACTGGAAGCTACTCTATCCGTAACAGAAAAACAGCTCTGGGACACCCTTGACGCATATTTCAAGCAGATTCAGAAAGTCTTTAACGAATATCCCAGCGATTCCGAGATTATGGACAAACTACCCAATATAAGTGTGCCACCGCCGCCGCCGCCGCCGCCATCCGAACCACTCCCAGCACCCAAACTAGAGAAGTGTGACGGCAACTGGATTGAAGTCATAGCTCCAAAGAATGTCGAACATTTTATGCTTGCGACATTCAATATCGAACTCCATTATGGCGAGTTCTATAAAAAGGATCCAAAAGTCCGTTGGTATTACGATAGGAAAGACGGGCCCCTTATTGGGGAGACAAATGGTAATCAGGCACTTCAATTTGCGTTTCCTTATAGACTTGGGGATGCTCGTAGACTTGAGGATGTTCTTGTGCCTTATGGTATTACTAGAATCTGGGCGAACGCTTTGACTAATAATGTTGATACAACATGCAATAGTCTATGGGCCGCTGCCTATTTTGTGATGGGCCCACGAAAGACATTTATACTCCCACACGAGCCATCGATGAAGTGTGATAACGGGCAGTATGTATTATTGCAAAATCCCACGACAGATGCTGGTAAAAGATTTAAATTTACAGCCGAGGTACATCTCAATGATAAAGAGAAGTTCAATCCCAATGGATTTAACTGGTTTTTGAGGGGATCGAACTACCCCCTCAATCGTCTCATCGACACTATGACTGTCGATAAAACCACCCAGTCGTCTAGCATAGAATACGGAAACAGTTACGATGGTGAACTCGATGGGATGATAACGGTGAAGTACGATGGTGCCGATGGATGCGGGACATTATACGATACGGCAAAAATTATAGCACCTATGATGCCAGGCCCGCTAAGGTAGAATAAAATCTCCTATTATCATAAGATGAGACGAGCTATTGGTGGTGCCCAGACGGCTCTATTGACACTCTCCGATGGGCCAGATGCAGGCCCGGCATCGGCTGCTGGAGCCGAGGGTAGCACGCGTGGAATCAGCAATGTCACTGCCGCTGCTAAGAAGTTTGTGGGATTCAAGCCCAGTTTCGAGGCTATGAAAGTCGTCGTCGACAAATATGTCAATAAGTCGAGCCCGACTAAACTGGATCTTCGCAAGACGGCTAGCGAGCTCTTCGATATCTACAACAACGCCTCTATTATGGCCCGTGGGCAGTTTGATAGCTGTGTACCCGTCAATGGATTTGTAGAGGAGCTCGGTTCGGCTGTCAAACTGAATAGGGAGAACGCGAAGACGTTTTTCAGCAGTCTGATTGAGCTCATTACGGATTTCCTGCCGCCCCCACAGCAGAGTGCTATTGCTCAGGCTCAGCTCTCTCTAGAGGGCAAGGGCAAGGGTGGTTCGTGTGGTTGCTGTAGCACGTGCGGTGGCGACAAGCCCGCCGATAAGCCCGCCGATAAGCCTGCCGATAAGCCCGCCGATAAGCCTACCGATAAGTCAGTGGCCGCTAAGCCCGCTCTTGCGGCCGCCTCCCAGATTCCCGCAATGTCTGCTCCGGCATCGCTAAAGGATACGAAACTCTCGTCTGGTGCCCCCTCGAACCCTATTGGCAATATATTAGCGTGGATCAAGAAGAACCGTGAGGCTGCTGGGGCGAAGATGGCTCAGACAGGCACGATTCTGACTGAAGCCACCGATAAGGCACTACCAAAAGAGAAGGGCAGTGCTAAACCCCTACTACCCGGTGCACGTCGCAAGCACCTATTGCCCGGTGCGACTCACCACGAACCACTAATCTCACTGACGAAGCACGACTTTGTCAAAGAGCACAAGAAGCTCGTGAAGCTGCTCGAGGTGGGCGACAAGCTGGAGCGTGAGGCGAAGGATCAGCAGGCCGAGCTGGATAAGGTGACGGGCAGCGGCAAGCGTATGACGTGGATCCAGGCCCTCAACCAGTGGAACAAGGGCAATAAGAAGTGGTATATCCCAAAGAAGGGCACCAAGGAGTATGACGCTGTTAAGGCATTAATGCGATAAATTTGATTGATGTTTGCGATACAGACATATGTCAAAATGGTTGAGTGGGAGCTGAAGATTCTCAATACGAAGCAGAACAAAGCCAAGGCTGTTCTACACCCCCGCTCATTCACGGATGAGGAGGTGCTAGCACTACGGGCCGATTGGGCTGCAAGCGGCCTCACTGTTAGGAATTATGTAATGACTATAACGAATCCCAAGGCCGCTCTAATAACCTATAAACAGATGCTCCACGGGTACAGCTACAAGTATTTGCCGATGCCGGCGTAAAACTTTCCTCCGGAGTAACCAGAGATGCCCCCGAAGATTGTTTCCAAGTTCATGCTCGGCTTGGCTGAATCGCTGATGAAGACACGTGATGTAGAGGAGTCTACGGCCACCAACTATATCAAGATTCTCTACAACCTCAACCACGGCCAAATCTTCAATAACTTAGGGTTCCTGAAGAATAGAGATGGCATTATGGCACTTCTTAAGACGTATAGTGAATCAACTCAGAAGAGCACGCTTGGGACTATTGTTGCAGTACTCACACCTTATAAGGAGAAGGCGGCCTACAAGAGCATCTACCACTTTTATTTTGAACGTATGAGCGATGCCTCCAAGATGGCCCGTGAAGCCGATACGACGGAGAAGTCGGAGAAGCAGAAGGCCAACTGGCTCAGCTGGGCCGACGTGATAGCCAAGCGTGACGAAGTGGCGAAGAAGCTGCCCAATAAGCCGAAGATGCTGACGACGGCCATGTGGCAGGATATACTGTCGCATCTGATCCTCAGCCTCTACACCTATGTTCCTCCACGACGCAATATGGACTATCAGAACCTCTATGTCGTCAAGAAGTGGAACGACAAGATGGACAAGGAGCGGAACTACTATGATTTGGCGACACACAAGCTGATTTTCAACAAGTACAAGACGAGCAAGGCGTACGGCCAGCAGGATGTAGACGTTCCCGAGCAGCTACGTGAAGTCCTGGCTAGTTTCATCGCTATCCACCCCGATAAGAAGAAGCCCGAGTATCGCCTACTGGTACTGCAGGACGGCACGCCGCTGGCAAGCATCAACAGCATCACGCGGATCCTCAATAAGGCATTCGGCAAGCAGATAGGGAGCAGCATGCTACGCCACATCTACCTCTCCGACAAATACAAGATGGACATTGATGAGATGAAGAAGGATGCCGATGCAATGGGGCACAATCTCAGCACCCAGCGGGACTACATCAAGATGGATTAATTTCTCCGGCTCTATTGTGAGGGGAACGGGCTGTTTCTTCTGTTAGCCGTCGCTCACCGAATATCTTGTCTATATTAGATCAGATATGACACTGTGGGCCAAGATAAAGAATGAGTTCTTGAACCCTCATTCGCATCTCCGTCACAAGATTCCGATGGACGCGGCACGGGCTCTTGCAGATTATACGGGCCAGTTTGTCAATAAGAACATGCCGCCTAATTCGCAGCGATGGCTAGACGAAAACGCCAATGATATTATCACTCGCGTTGTAATCAAGCGTGCCCCTGTCTCGAAGAACATCGAGCGGTTTCTGGATCTGGCAAGCGGCGGCCGTTTCTCTGAGGGGAAGGAGCAGTTGGGCTACGACGACTTCTTCCACCTCTCAATAGTGATTGAGCACCAGTATATGCCCTATGGCAAGGGGCGGGAAGGACAGGAGGGGCCGGTGAAGCACAGCCAGTTGGAGAAGCTGGAGCGTGTCTCTTTTTCGTCACGGATCTCTGAGGCACCAAATACGGAGGCATTGGAGGTGACGATTCCGGCCGGCCAGCAGGTTGGCCGTGTTGTCCGTACGTGGATGAACGAGATGGGCGACAACTTCTTCCCATACAATGCCTTTGACAACAACTGTCAGACGTTTGTTGCGGGCTTTCTGACTGCGATGGGTGTATTGAATGCCCAGACAAAGTCGTTTGTCTATCAGAATGCCGGCCAGCTGCTGAAGAAACAGCCTGGCTATCTTGGCGACTTGGCCCGCTCAATCACTAATCTGGGTGCGATTGCAAATCAGACAATACAGGGTGGGCGGCGTCGCCGTGGCCGCGGTATCACCAACATATTCCGTAATGCAAGTAGGAGCTACAGCAAGGCCGTCAGCACGGCGGTTAATACTGTCTGGAAACAAGTCAAAGACAAGGACTCGTTGACACGCAAACATCTGATCCCTGTGGTAAAGGACATTGCCAAAGTGGCACAGCCTATTCTTGACGTCTACGCACCTGGCAGCGGTACGGCAGTCAAGGCCGTGGCCGATTCTATTGACTGTGCCAACAATGTTGCAAAATCGGTGGGCTACGGCCGAGCCGAACGACACAAGGAGATGGAGCAGCTTGTTAAAGAGCTGAACAGCATTCTGACTAGAGTCAACAATCAGCTGATGCCGCTGGCGTTGGCCGGTGACGAGTCCGTGAGGCCGAAAATCGAGGAGCTGATTGAACGCTGGCACAGCCACAGGGCACGCATATTTGCCCTGGCCAACTATCCTGCCCCTGTTGCTGAGTCGGAGTCGGAGTCGGAATCGGAGTCGGAACCTGACGCAGAGATGACGGCTCGTGGCCGCGGACAGCTCCGTCGGCGGATCGGCAAGGCAATGAACGGCCTACTTGAATGAGATCTGAGCCCCAATCTTATAGGTAGAGAAGAGGCGGGCGGGCACCAGATAGAACTGCGAGTTCCCATTATCACACGAGGCTTTGCGTGGATTAGTTGTACTAATGACACGCTTGATCTCCTCTACAGGGATTTTGTAGCAGTCGTAGGCGTCATCGGGGCGGATAACAAAATAGATGTAGTGCGTGGCCTTTGTGATACTGATACCCGACGGGATACGAGTGTGCTCGTACTCGATACAGAGGTTGCCCGTCTGATACGCCCGCCTGTCGGACTTCACCTCGTAGGCCTCGTCGCCTACCTTGAAGTCCCAATCACTGAACGCCCCATCTGGACATACCGTCGCCGTACCACCTACCAGGTTCATTGCAAGCTGTTCGTATCTCTTACCCAGAGCCAAGTCGTTGGTGAACATCCTTCTACACTAGGCACCGGATATATTTAGGTAAGATGCACGCAATGCCGGGGAGTTTACCGGGAGGTAAACAACCCCCGCGGGCAAAAAGTATACTTCCCCATAAGAATGTATGGGAATCTATACAAATACCTGTAATATAACAGTTATATTACAGGTATTTTTGCAAAAATCGGCTGTTTCTTATAGATTGTATACTTTGTGGCCGCGGGCGTTCCTTACCGGGAGGTAAAAATGGATGGATTGGTAGACTTTTCAGTCCAGCAACTCAA